TAGGAAACTCGATTACCTTTTGTGTCATTGTTATTCCTTGTTATTGATTGTAATGAATAGTAGCAGCAACACTGAAAGTGTTGCTACCACATAACCCATGTATATCCATGCCCACATGAATGCTTCTACTGTCATTTTACCACTCTCAGTAGTATCGTATCCACATTGATACGACCAGTTGCTTTTTGTTCGACTGTCTTAATATTCTCCATCACCTTGCGAAGATAGATTTTACCACCGTCAAGAAGAGGTTTAATGACTGATTCGGGTTTGCGGAGTTTCTTCGTAATAGAAGACTCTTCATCAAATCCCGTAAGCGTAGTCCCTCTGACCGAAAGGCCTGAATTACCCACGGCATTATACACAGAAAGATTACGAGTTTTAGTATTGTAAACCCAAAGTTGCGAAGCACCGATAATGTCGCATGGATTGACCGACTTAAGATCACCATCATTCTCCTTATACTTCATCTTAGCAACCAGAACCGAAGCAGGCTTGACCTTCTTCTTACGTGGTTTGCGAACTGCCTGCCCAGCCGAGTCCAGTTCAATCATGTGGTCGATTATACGCTTGATGAATAGAGCCATGATTTTAAGAACTGGCTTACGCCAACCCTTATACGCTTCCACCAAGTCAGGGTCTTTGCCTTCGAGGGCCTCGGTGATTTCTGCAAATTGAGGACGGAATTTGTCTGCAATCCTCTTCGCAATTTGCGGTTTAATTCCCTTCTCAAGGGACCACTTCTTAACGTCAAACTGAATGACTCCTTCTTGAAAGAACACGTCCAACTGTTCTTCAAGTTCGCCAATCAGTTCGGCAGCCTTATTGTTGATACGGTCCTGGATTGAAATGACTTTGACTGGTGCTGTAACCTCTTCATCGTCATTGATTGTAATAGTGTCAACCAGTTGTTTAATTCTGGCGTCGCAACGCTCCCACACACCATCAGGTAGAGTGCTGCCATTATGGAGCAAGCGACTGTTCCAACCGATGTTGTGAAGATTGATAGCATTGACTTTGGAGAGTTTCTTGATAGTGTCTTTATCGTATTTGATATACTTGAGGTAGGAGATTGTGAAGTTCTTGGCATCTTCGGAGTTGTAGAAATAGTTGAACCAGGTGTATGCCCTGGCCATGTCGATTTCTGTAGCGTTTTCATCCACGGTCGGTTCAGGACCAAGATACTTTTCATCAGCAAACTTAGGACGACGAACTGTTGCCGTTTTCACTTTCTTCTCCTTATCGGTCACGATGTTGTTTCCATAACTCATACAATTCTTTTTCTAACCGTAGTGCTTCTTTCTCCCACGGTAGTTCTTTGTATGATACTCTATTTTCACTAAACATTACGCCATTCCATTTCTGGTATGGTCCATTCATTTCTATGAGTTGACCTTTAACATATTGTTTAACATGCACCAGTTCATGTGCTAGTGTTCTAAGCATAAAAGGGCGCCCGAAGTCTGAATCCAACTCTATCTCAAACTCACGATGCCGATCTGATCTAACATCATCGTCTGTATAGGTGCATGATCCAAAACAGTCGGTGCCCTTATAATAACCGTTTTTTAGTCTGATAACAATCTTCACATTTTTACTTAGTCTTTTAGACAGAAGATGGTCGCAGAAGAAGGCAGCAGATTGTATCAACTCTTGTCTGGTAATCTTTTTAGGATGTCCGTGTAATACAATCTTTGCCATATTCTCCTCAGGTGAAAATGTGTCCATAGTCCTTGAACTCATTAATCACACAAATTCCATCCTCAAGATATTCATAATCATATCCCATTTCCTCAGCAAAGTCAAGGGCCTCGTTAAGTGTATAGAATACTTTGGCTTCCCCGAATACGGAAACAATAGACGGAATGTCTCCTTCGTAACGGCAAAGTTCCTCATTAAACTTTCCGTAAATGTTGTCAATAGCCTGTGCGTATGTCACACGATATTCCGGACCTTTTTCCGAAATCGTCAACAGAACATAGATACCGTTATCAGCAGACATTATTCCTCACCCTCATCATCGTCAGAAAAGAAAGTTGATTTGATCAGTCGGATGAACCATGAAAGCATAAATGGTGCCCAAAGAGGAGCAAGCACCTCGATCCAGGTCCAGTTAGCAAGATGGTCAGTTAGTTTTAGGCCAATGAGCAATAGTGCCAGACCATCCATAAAATCTAAACCATCGGATGTTGCTGACACATTGATAATCTTGGCTTTGTCCATACTCTTCATATTTCGGATTCCTTCCGGTAGATTAACAGGCATTACTTCCTCTTTCTTCCTTTGAGACGACGAGCCTTGCGTTTTGCTGAACCAATCTTACGACGACCCTTGCGAGGTCTATTCTTATGCGGCCATGCCATATACTACTCCTTCAATAGTGTTTTCACGGAATCATAACGAAATGACCGCCAGCCATTTGCATCAATATCCCATACTGCCTGAACATCATCATTTAGTTGGCGAGCAGGCTTTGCCACCTGTCCGTCATATTCTGACAGCACCTGTGGCACATACAAGTCCGATAGGGTTGCTCGCATAGTGCGTTCAGTGCCATCCTTCTTTTCAAAGACAACGGTAACAACACCGTTCTTCAAATCTTCCTTTAGGGCATACTTGTCGATCATAGTTTTCCTTCCTGATGTAGATTCGATAACTCATTATACAATAAGGAAACATTTTTGTCAACCCTCTTATTTACATAAAATCCTTTATGATGTTTTCTTTGCTTTGTGACTGTTCTTGACAATGCTGACATATCTAATCCATTATCTCTACAAAACTGTAGTAGATTGTCTGTCATTACTATATCTTTGTTAGGACAGACAACTTCATAATGATATCTTTTCTTTGATTCAAAGGCCTTCTTACTAAGAGGTTTACCTTTTTTGATAAAAGATATGCTTCTACCTCTTTTCTCAAGTTGTTCTTTACTGAATATATATCCTGTTGTGCCTTCACCACCATCCGTTTTGTTCCTTAGGATGCCTTCACCTTTATCTTGGCGACCATACCAACGAATATAAAATCTTTCCAACGCCAAGGCACCGATTTCGGTGAGATTGGACTCCATAATCACTATTAGAGATTTGTTCTTTGGGGTTTTTGCGTTGTTGTTTTTTGTATGACTTTGTGTATTCCACGCCCTTCCATCTTTACCTTTTCCAATATAATACGGTGTTAGATCCGTTTTACGGAGATATGCGTAGACGTAAAAACCTGTAGGATAAATAGACATGCTGGCGCTCCTCTAAAGCGTTAGAGTAGGCAGGATTGCCGTCCGTGGCCTACACATCTATTTATCATTCATAAGTTTTTCAAGTTCCGCATATCCACCAATATAGTCTCCATTTATAGTGATCACGGGAAAAGTTTTTGCGGTAGGAAATAGTGCCTTTAAAGTCTCTCTGGAAAAGTCAGTGTCAAGTTTATATTCAATGAAAAACTTTCCTTGGGCACGAAGGAGTTCCCTTGCCTTGTCGCAGAAGGAACAGTCTTTTTTGGAATACATTACAATCGCCATCATAACCTCATTTATAGCATATTCATTTCGGAATGTCAAGTGATTTTTTTATGTGAGATTTCCTTACTCTCACCATAATCCATTCGTTATAATAGGATTCGGAAATCAAAGCATCTCGGTCAAACTGTTCTTTTGCTTCCATATACGAAGCCTCGCCTTTGCTCTTACATAGATAGAGGATTTCTCGTTTGAACTTTTCTTTGCCGAATAGATCAACATGCGATAATAGTTCTTTGTTGGAACCATAGTAATCAAGCCAGTCTGAATCAATCTGTTTCTTTACTCGCTTACCCTTCTTCTTAGAGGTGCGAGTAAACTTAAACAGTTTCTTTCCTACATATTTTTTGTCAGTGATCGTGTTCGTAATCAAATATACGAATGCCACGTATCCGTCTGGTATCTCTGTAAAAGGTTCGTTTTTATAAGTCCATGTCATGGACTATATAGTTATTCTTCGTAATCGGTTATCTCAGGTGGATATCTATCATTATAGACTTCATCAAATGCTGGATCGATATTAAGATATGCCTCGATACCTTTGATTTCAAACTCCTCTAGAACCTCAAGCAATACTTTATAGGTTTCTTCTCGTTCTAGAATACCAACATCACTCTCTAGATATTGTTCAATAAAATGACCAAATATAGCGGCTCTTTCTCCTGCCATTACTCCTTATCCTTTCTAAAATAAGACATATACTGACCGAGAGAGTCCCAAAGCAACTTATATCCAAGAGTCGTAATGATGAAAGTGTTTCTATACCATTCATACAGAGGATTCCTTGCCAGTAAATCTGATTCTTTTACCTTTTTTCTTTTTGGTTTCTTTTTCAATAAAGACTTGTCTTGTATCATACTTTCAAAAAACTTTATTCTGTTCTCGATATAGATTCTGCCCTTATCGATAACAGGATCTTTGCCTGTAAGTCTTTCTATTCGCCTCAACTTTTGTTTGTTTCTCATGGAATTGTGAAGTTGTTCAAGCAAAATTTCATCTAGTTCATTCATACCAAGTTACTTACAAACTGATCTGTGGCGGCCTCCCACGAAAAGAGTTTTGCTCTCGCTACAGCATTATCACGATTCAAAAGATTAGCACCAGTAATAGCAACCTCCAGATCATCTTTTACTAGATATCCAGATTTGATATCAATGATGTGTCTGTTCACTTCATTATCAAATGCTGCTACAGACAATCCACACGCCATTGCTTCAAGCACAACCAGACCAAATGTATCGGTAAGAGATGGCCAAGCGAACACATCTTGTACCTGTAATAGTCTGGCGATTTCTTCTGGAGTTTTTCTGCCTAGAAAGTAGGCGTCTGGATACTTTGTTCTATATTCTTCAAGTTGAGGACCATCACCAATAATAAACTTTATAATCTTTTCATTCTTGATACTTAGAAATGCTTCTAAGTTTTTCTCTGCACTAACTCTACCAACATAGATGGCACGAATACCATCACCCTTTCGTTTCCAATTCGGGTCTGGTTTGAATAGTTCTGTATCAACACCACGACTCCAAATCTTTACATTATTGATGCCCATTTTAGAACAGTAATCAACCATGGCGGGTGTTGGTACCATAACACAATGGCTGTTTCTATGGAAC